TTATATATCTTGGCAAACTGCTTGGTATAATATGCGCCCTCCACAGATTGTTCAAAAGCCTCTTTCGGTGTTGATGGATACTCACGTTTAATATCATCAAATAGATCACCCTCTTTCGATGCGTACCAATCCATTTGAGACTTGCTAAACTCCTCGCCAGTCTCATGTGACAATTTGCTAAAGTACATTTCAGTAGCTTCTGGCGTTTGCTTTTCCGTTTTCAGCTCGTAACCTTTATTTGTGTACCATGGGAAAAAGTGAAATTTAAAATCCAAATCGGTAAGCGTATCGCCTCTTTTTTGCTTTGTTTCTGCATCTTTGCAGTACTGGTAAAAGTAACCATCCCTACCTTCCGCTGTTGATTCTATAGTGATCACATTACCTACCGCTACAGCCTCAAAAGCACCAGTAACTATCTCTTTAGCCTTTTCTGGAAACTTTTTACATATACTACCAAACTCTGAGACATGAAGTGATTGAAGTGTTCCGCCGCGGTAGCCAGTTGATACACGAATTGACGAACCATTATCAAACCTAAAACCGTTGTCTTTATTATTAACAGGTTTTGGCAACTGATAACCAACTTCTTCTAGCAACTCTCTTTGTCCGTCAGTTATTGAGTCATAAGCAAAGCGTATCTTATTCTGATAGATATCTTTTGCTGATTCTAGGTTGTGGCATATACAGCCAGCCGAGTAATTCTCATTAAACAGACAATCATCAAGAGCGCTAATCATGCAAAACGTTGTAAAGCCCAACTGCCTAGCTTTCAATATTATATCTCTGCAATGCTGATTAACGTAAAACTGCTCTTGCTCTTGGTTTGGCGCAAATAAAACCTTCTGCCCTGACTTATCCTTTATGTGATAAAGCGTGCATAACCTAAACCACTTATAAGTCAAAGCGTCCACCAAATCATCATAAGTAAGATCATCTAAACGAGATAAATAATCCAAAGCGACATCATGGTTAGTCATTATCGCTTAGACCCACCAGTGAGCTTTTTAGCGAGTGTATTGCTTACCTTTATGTTGTTGTTGGTTTCTATTGGCGCATTATCACCCTGCATTAAGTTGTGCTCTTTAATTGCAGCTATGGCGCTTTGCATATTAATCATACCCTTTTCACCATCCTCAGACGTTGCTACAGAAGCTATTCGCTCAAGCAGTTTAAGCTTCTGCTCTTTAGACCAAATAAAGTTTTCATCATTCTTTTTTTGGTGTTTGGCGATAGCTTTTTTGATTTGAGGTTTGTTGAGGTTTTCATAACCCATTTCACCAGCTGTTTTTTCACTATACCCTGCGCTAATGGCTGCCTGCATGGCATTCCCGCCATTAAGTAAATAAGCCTTTACAAAGGCATCTTGCTTTGGTGTTAATTTAAGTTCGGACACCGCCCTTACCTCATATTTTCGCGAACCTCGCATTTATTTTATTATAGCTTATTACAGGCAATAAAAAACCCCACGTTATGCGGGGCTTGTTTTTGTTACTTTATTGCTTCGTCATAATCTTTCCTATCAACCCCAACCACGATGCCAACCTTGCCATTATCATTGATGGCCTGACTGGCGTTAATTTGAGTTGTTGCTATTGTAATTTCAGTATCCTTCATGCGCTTTTTATCAGCAGCTTTAACCAGTGACCCGCCAACAAGTTGCAGCATCAAGTTATCCTCGCCGACCTTCTTAATTAAATCTAAAATGCCCATACCACCCCCTAACTCAAATAACTATCAACGCCTTTCGGCTCGCTTTATCTAATATGCTTTTCATAGTTAGCTATCTCTTTCTCTAACTCATTAGCTGATTTAGCGTCATTCATTTCAGCATAAGCCTTAACCTTTAATTTAAGCTCTGCTACTTTGCGCTTGTAGTAATCAATAATTTAGCCTCCTTATTCAATTCTTCCGCCCATAGCGATGCGTAACTAACTAAATCTAACAGGCTATCCTCATGCACTCGATTAGGGTCGCTGTATTGTCGCACAGCCTTAACACAAGCCAGCATTAAACAAACATCAGAGCCTTTTAGGTTTTGGCCTGTCATAGCATTAAATGCACTTGCTGCCGCTGCGAATGATCGTTCACCCGTACCCTTTGAGTCGTATTGCTCACCGCGTTGCTTTTGCACCTCTATGCACTCGTTTAAATACTGAGTCGCTAGCTTTGGTTTAAAAGCATGAATATCGCGATTAACTTTACTTACTGGACTATTAGGTTTTTTAGCGCTCATCACATTCTCCATTTAATTTACTAACAACACCCAGCACAACAATCTCGAATTTAGCCTCGTTTCTGTAAAACATCTGACTAACACCCTGAACTGTTACACCCCAATATTCAGCAACTATTTTTAATGATGGCGCGCCTAGTTGTTTAGCGCGCTTAGCTGGTGTCATTACTGACCCTTTAGGTTTTCAGACAGTAGCGTATCCCAAATAGTATTCAGGCAACCTTTATGCAAAACCTTATACTCGATACCTGATTCAATTTCATAGCACGCCTTACCATTGATAGTGTTAACGCTTTTACTTCTGCGAAAACTTAAACCCTGCTCTTTAGCTAGCTTGTGGCACTCTCTTAATATCTCGTTGGTTTTCATCTCTATCTCCACTTATTCGCGTCATTGCGTTTCGTTGATAGAGATAATAGCAACAAAGGTTTAACTAATCAATGTAAAATTAAGCTTTTGTTGAGTTTTAACTATAACATTTAGCTATATAGATATAACAAAACCGCATTAACGCGGCTTGTATTTGGAGTGGGCTTTTTTGAATGTTCGTTTATTTGTTTTCATTCATAAACTCTTGAGCTACAGATTTTAATTTCTCTTCATGCTCTAAGCGCTTCTTTTCTCGCCTGTCCTGTATGGTGTAGTAAGCATCTATTGAGTTTTTAATGATTAGACATATACCGCCAACGATAGAAACCATCGCAGCCCAATCAGGAAGTCCAAAGGATTGATTCTGAGCTATCTTTTCAGCAGTCCCACTAGCAACCCCTAAAGCGCCACCCCCACCTATTGATACAACCCCAAAGTAAGTTACTGCTTTGCTAACCAGTGCGTTACCATGGTCACTTATTGCGTGTAATATATTGCTTATTGTGCTCATGCTGTTTCTTTCTGTTGATTACGTGTTTAATGCAATTGTAGATAAAAAAACCACTAATTAAAAGAGCAATGGTTGGTGCTATGTATTCTGACATTCCTTTGCTCCTTATTAATTAAATGGTAAATGACGTAAACATCAACAAATTTAACAGCATAAGGAAATATAACATAAAAATAGGTTTCTTGCGGAAAGAAGGCATAATCAAAGCCAGCAAACCAAAATAAAACTGAATAGCAGATTAATGCCATTTTCAGGTTGTATTTTAGCTGATTCATAACGTAAGCAGCTAAAGCGAATGAAGTTGCAATTAATACAGAGTCGTAAATTGGGCTTGTAGCGGTAAAGTAAGTTATTTCTGAAAGGGTAAATACGCACAAAAATATAAGAGACTGCCGATTAGCGAATGCAATTATAAAAACAGCAATGTATACCGCGTAATCGGCAAGCAGCATTACTTAGACTTCTTGCCAGTAGATTTAGGTTTTTGACGTGAACGAGCCATGATATTACTCCTGCGATTTATCGGTGAATTAAGTATAACACTGTACAAGATATAAAAAAGCCGCTTACGTCACTAAGCGGCGAAAATGGTTAAGACTATATCTTGGTTAAAAGATAGATACAAAGTGTATCGGTTATGCGTATTAGCTAGCGCCTCGTAACGTGAATTAGCTAATTTTTAACGAGTACACATACCGATAAACTCTAATGCGCCTCGCCCTATCTCTCGACAGTGCTTAGCAATGCTATATATCGTCATAGCTACGAGATAATTATCACCGCCTATTAAGTTAATGATAAAACTTACCATAATTTACAATTCATGCTTTCGGTTTACTGTTTTCTCAGTGTGATTTCTGACCCTCAGATTACACATTAACAGGGTTGCATTTATTTTTTTAAGAGTAATTAAGGCTAAATCTCTCTTGTATTTTCCTGTGTCTTTACGCGCTATACTCCGCACTGCACAAATTAATAATACACTAACCGTTAAATATTGCTAATAACGTTTAGTTATAAGGTTATGCGTTTTCTATCCGCTCTTTAGCTATATTGAAGTAATTTTCATCTAGCTCAATACCTATGAAATTTCTATTTAGGTTTTTAGCTGCCACACCTGTAGAGCCACTACCCATAAAGCAATCTAAAATTTTATCTCCTTCTTTGCTTGAGTTTCTTATTAACTTTTCCATTAATGGGATCGGCTTGATTGTTGGATGGTTGAACTTCTTCTTATCCTTAATATTTATTGGGGCGCTGTAAAGGGTTGAGGCATCGCAGTAATTTTCTGGGTTGCAGTAACCGCGCTTTCTAGCATAAAAGCAATACTCTGTATCTGATAGGTATTTATTATTGTAGGTTGGCATTGCATTTGTTTTTACCCATTTAATTAAGTCAAAAGAGCAGCCGCGATCTATAACAAAATATTTCATATACATTGGAAGTTGAGCTTTATTGCAGAAAATATACATATTTATATTTTTATTAACCCTAACCAGCTCATCCAAGATCAACTCGTTAAAACCGCTTACAATTCCTGCCTCTCTAATCTGGTCATTCATTACCTGCATTGACTTTGCTAGCTTGCTTTTTCCTCCAGCCTTTGTGTTTTTTATGTCATATGGAGGGTCGACCAAAACAAGATCGACACTGCCACTCTCAATTTCTTTCATTCGTTCAAGGCAATCACCTTGCATTAAGTCAATCATTCTAAACCCCATGCACACTAAATTTAACACTACATACCCGCCACTGTGGCAAGTCCATTGTATAACCTTTATTCCAGCCCATCATTTGCATTGTTAATATACCGTTTACGTGGGCGTTACTTCTTGTTCTGCATTTTCTCATTATTCAATACCTAATTTAGATTCGAGGCTCACTGAATACTCCATTAACTCAATAATGCGCTTTATATCTGATATTGAGCGCATTCTTGCAGCCCTATCAAACTCAAACCAAGCACTAAGGCGTGAATTATAATACTGACACCCGACAAAGTAATCTCTTATGTATGTGCCTTTTTGCTCTATATGTGTAGCTGTACCGCACTTAGGAGCATTATCCCGAATAGCTTTTAATTCTTCTAAAGTTTCCATATCAACCCCACATAACAGCGCACGAAAGCATAACCACGCTTGAAAATAATATTAAGCTTACCGTACACCATAATAAATCTGATTTTGTGATTTTCATTTCATTCCCCTTTAATGTCTGAGCTAATAATAAGCCCAGACTTTTAAAATGTTAAATACCGTTTTGTTATATGGTTATGCCATTTTCTTCTTTCTTCTGCACCTTAAATTAGAAACCTCTCTCCCCGTCCTATTTACAATCAATCCTATTATTGTTGGCGAATCTCCACTCATTACGATAGCCTTTTCAAAATCGCTTAAATCCTTCCTTGCAATACCAAACCTTTGCGCCGCTTTCTTTACTGATTCGTAACTTCTACCTGTTACTTTCGCGATATCGTAGTATGTTGACCCGCTGGCCTTCATTTCTCGAATTAGTTTTATCTCTTTTGTTGTAAAATACTTTCCTATCATTTTGATTCTCGCTATGTAGTGTAATCCAGTGCATACCCATTTTTATTATAATGACTCTGCATTGTTTCTCGATAATTATTGTGCTGCTTTGTGGTGAATAGCCTAGTAACTGGCAATAACTCCATGTACCCGCATTGCTGCTCGTAAGGCCAGTTAAAAAAATCAAGCTTGTTGAGTGTCCATGATATTTTATGTCCGTACTCCACACTTTCTAGCAGTATTGGTAGCCCGAACATTCTTTTGCATTGCAGCTCAACGGTTTTTACATTCTCCCCGTCTTTATCTGCTATTTGCTTATACCAAACGTGAATTTGTGCATTGGCTGGTATTGTGCGCTTGTCACTCCATGGCTCAATGGTTATTTTTAACGCCCCGCTATGCTTGAATAGCTCCTGCATTAGCTGAATAACTACCTGCGTGTTTGTGCCTATGAATTTTATTGATTT